TCTGTGTCGTCTGTCATTACTATTTTAACAGAGTTTTCTACATCTATCATTTCCTTTATTTCCACAGGGTCGGGAGTTTCAACTATAACCTCATTATTTTCTAACACTTCATCATCTGTTTTAACAGTTTCATTTTTACTTTTAATAGATAATAATTCAGTATCAGGATTGCACCCAGATAATACAGGGCTTATCTCATATAAATCTAATTTTTCCAATATTCTTACTGTTTTATCACTTCTTTGTTCATAAGTTGCTTTCTGTATACCATAACCAATACTAAACTCATCAATAGCACCTGCTTTCATTAAATCATAAGCTTCTTTTGCTTTCTGAACTGATAAAATCAACTGTCCTATAATTTTTAAGCCTCTTTCATCTTCAATAGCAGAGATAACTTTTCCGATTATTTGGTCCCAGTTATGTGACCAAGCTATTTTTGGTAGTTTTCTCTCAATACTCTCTTTAAAAGCACCTTGTATTATCACTTCGTCAGCATAATCAACATTATTAAAAATTGAAACATAAGCCTCAAACGTTCCTGTTTTTTCGTCCAGTATCTTAAAGTCTGATAACCCAACTTTTAAATCCTTTGTTTTTTTATCCATAATGTTTTTTTTATATTTAGTTTAATTGTGATAATAAGCTACCTTTAGGAGTCATTGAGCAAGAACAGTTCGGGTGTACTGGTTGCTCTCCCTCTATGCTGTCAATATCCCAGTCTTGCCTTGATTTTGCTAAACAAATTTCACAGAAGCCGTCACTCAATATCCATTTTATATTATAATATCCCATTTGTTTATAGTTTTGTCTTTGCCCCTCGGCCATTCCTCTAGTTACTTCGGTTCTTGCTATCATTTTAGCCCTAGTATCACCAGCGAAATCAAACACTTCTTTAACTCTCAATTTTAACTTATCCAATCCCTCTCCATTAAATGAACCCTCTGCTAGTGTTAAAGCAAGTTGTTTTTGTGTAGTGTCTGTAATAATTCTTGCTTCTTTCATTGCTAGGTTTGTAGTCCACTCTGATATCCACCTATCATTAGGAATAAATTTAGTTCCGAAATAATCTATCGCTAATTTACCTCCACCCATTACACTTTTATATAACGCTGGTTCAATTATTTCTACCGTTCCCCACATTTCATCTAGTCCGTCAATACCCTTTAAGTTAACTATATCATTTTTTTTGAAATCTGATAAATATCTAGCTTCCTGTCCTTTGAAAAATGTCTTTAATTTCTTTTCATAAGCCTTTATTGTCTTATTCTCAACTAGCATTCTTTCGTTCTGATATTTCCGAATTAACTCATTTGAAATTTTTTTTTTACCAACTACCCTTATGATAGTTTCTTCTTCTTTATCTTTTTTCATTTTTTGTTTACCTAACATTTTCAAATTTTTGATAATGGAATTTTCAATGTTATTTTTAAGCTTTGTAATTTTATAATCTCTATTCATAATTCTACTCTTTATGTATCTAGCCTTGCTAGTATCAATACCAGCCGTAACTACTGGACTGCTTGTTTCTGTTAGCGGGGCTTTAGTCATTTCGTTGAATAATATATCACCTCCCTCAACAGCATCATAGCCGAGAGTATCTCTTGCTTCATTCCTAGTGATAACCTTATCAACTAACATATTTATTTTGTTTGTTTGTATCACTTCGTCCTCTTTAGCCAAAGGCTCATAATCTAACCATAAATCAGATCCGAAGTTAGGAACTAAAAACTCGTTAATTTGTTCTATATATTTATTAACCAAAGGTTCAATAGTCCCTTTATAAAATATATAACTTACTGCTTCTGCACTAGCCCTGTTAGCAGTTTGTAAATTACCTAATAATTCAATAGGAACTCCGAAAATAGCAAGTATCTTATCCCTATTAAACTTCTGACTATTAACAAAGTCTAAATCTTTAGGTGATACACCAATCGGAACGTATTTCATACCCTCTGTTAATACTTTCAATTTTCCCGAATTATCATAACCACCATATTTTTGTCCCCATTCTTTCTCAAGTCTTTTTAATGATTCTTTGCTTGGTTCACTAGGTATTTCTAAAACCCCTGATAATCTTGAGTCATTTAACAAAAGGTTAACATTACTTTGTGTCATATAATCATCTTGCTGTGCATTCATTCTTACTGCCTCAATAGTTCCCAAACCTTTTTCGGGATACTTTGGATTATAATTTTTAAGCATAATAATATCCTCTTTAGCTATTACCATACTAAAAGTCCCTATCTTGTATAAATAATCAATAGTAGAACCGTCACTTGCTTTTCTCATTGTTAAATATTCTGGTCGCACTAGATATATAGCTTGAACTTTACTCGTTCCATTCCTTTCCAAATACCACGGGCTTGCACCATATAAATCTAAATAAGTCATTGATAATTCCAAGAAATCAAACTTAGTCATCTCTGGATTAACTTTATACAATAATTCTAATAAAGGGTGAGCTAAAATTTGTTCTAGTTCGCCATTGTTTTTCAACTTGTATAAATTAAATTTAACACTTGCGAATGCTTTTGAACGTTTTTCTATACACGCCCATATCCACGAGTTATAAAAATCTAGCGTGTCATCTTTTGTTATTATTGATGTTCCAACTCCATTAGCAATAGTAGGTGATAATGGAATACTTTTCTTTCCTATTCCCAACCGAGATAAAATTCCCATAAGTTTAAAGTTATTTTAATAATTTAAGTATACACCTTACAAACTAATTATTCTATAATGTCTATCTTTTTTTAATAAACCCAACATTCTCATCATCATCATATCTGCAAAATCAGGACTTCTGCCTAATATTTCTTTCATCTCATCTTTTGATATAATTTTTAATGAAGTATCTTTGTCCATATCCTTTTGTTTTATAGCCATAAGTTCCTCTGATATCAAATCTTTCACATCTGGATTTTCTTCGGTGATCCCTATTTCACTTTTTCCAACAAGTTCGGCTAATTTATAATAACATTGTGCTTTTAAATTCTGATAGTCCTGCTTTTTGAATTGCTTTAACACTTTGTCTGGTTCTATATCATAATCTCGGTCCTGTATAGCACTAGCATTATTAGTAAAGCCCATACAACCCTTTATATTATCCACTACACCACCACCCACTCCGTCCTCATCTAGTATTATATGGCTTATATTAACATTTTCTTTTTTCGCTAGGTCAATTATATACTTAGTGCTTAATGATAAATCTGCCTTTATATCATAAGGTAAATCAATAATCTTTTTTAATTGTAACCCATACCATAAACCTATTACCATTCTGTCCTTTCCTTTTCTTGCTATATCACCTGTTATATACCTTGCATTTACTTCGTCATCGCTTACATCTCTATTAAAACAGTTATTTATACCGTCATAATCAAATAAAGAAGTAGGGTCGTCGTCATATTCCCAATTCCCATTACATAATCTTTCTCGTATAGCCTTAATCTGAATATTTTTTAACGCTGTTATATAAGTATCAGGTAAAAAAGGGTTATCACCAGCAAGACTTTGTATAAATTTCCTGTCTTTGCTTAAAGTTCCCTCCTTACTCGGTTTATAAAATTCTTTATACACCCAGTTTTTAGATGGGTTACAAGTTAATAAACATTTAGGCATTAACCCTAATTCTTTATGCTTATATCTTAATCTTGCCTTTAAGGTGTCATAACATTTAAATACAATTTGGTTACACTCATCAATAAAAAAATAAGTAAGTTCAAGCGAACCTAAATTATCAAAATTCTGGTCACTCGGATAGTAATATAAATCTTTTAATAAAATTATACTTCCATTAAGAAATCTTATAACACCCGATTGTAAATTATAAAAAAAATCTCGGCCATTTATTAAGCCCAAGCTTTTCAACACATCAAATAAAGTTATTAAGGTAGTCTGTTTTAAGGTCGTTAGTTTATTCCTACCTATCAAACAACGTATCCCTTTATATTCCATACATTTGAGGGTTATCCATAAACAACCCAGTCTGCTTTTGCCTCCACCAGCACCACCCCCAAATAATAATTCACTTGTAGTATTATCATTAAGAATATCAAACGCTTCCTTTTGTTTTTTCGTCAATATTAAGTCCGTCATCTGCTTCAATTACTTTTAAATTATAAGTAAATTCTACTTCGCCACCGAGTTCTAATTTATCACCAAATTCACTTTTCTTTTTCTTTGTTAAATATCTTAAGGCAAAATCTTTATCATTTTTTATCCCGTTAACAACTACCTGTCTGGCTTTCAAAACTGGCTTCTGCCTCATACGTTCTAATCTGTCAAATAACTCTTTATCTGCTTTCATCCAATTATAAAATGTTTCCCTAGATATATCACAATAATAACAAGCCTCTGACACAGTTGCGTCTATTGAAAAAGCTTCTTCCAATTTCTTTACAACCTCTGGCGATAATTTGCTTGGTCTGCCTACATTTTTTGGTTCTTTTTTATCAGCCATATTATTTTTTATTACTTTCTTTTATAATCATTGGATATGTATTGAATTAGCAACTTTTTGTATCTGCTCTTTTGAATGAATTTTTTGGTTCCTAGCATAAGGAACAATTAAATTTATTTCTACTTCAATTATTGTCATTTTTAATTATTTAAAATTCTTATATCTTTAATATTTTTTTGAACTATTTTAGTACCTATTTTCATTTGCTTTTCCTTTTTTAGTTTTGTGATAAGTTTTGAAAACGATTGAGCTAAAGTTTCAATATGTTCTCTGTAACCTCTCACTTCTCTAGCATTATTAGTTTTAGTAAATATCATTAACTTTGGGCTTGTTGGTATTACAGTTTCGGCGTGTAATTCCACATATTTAGCTTTCCCATTATCATAAATAAATTCTGTTCGTAATGTCCCAGTCATAATAGTTACATTTCCAGTCCCTCCACTAGATAATTTCAACCTTTTGAAATCAACTAATAATATCATTTGGTCTTTAATCTCTTTTATAGTCATATATTTTTAGTTTTAAATATTTATTTTTTTTTCTTAAAGCCCACTCCCTTTTAGAATAGGTCACTCCCATATATATAACAACTCCATCAGGCATTAGTATTGGCTTCATATTAAATTTTTAATTATACAAAATCTCATTAAATCCTTTTTTGTTAAAGTTTTAAATTCCGTTCTAAAGGCATATAATAAACCCTCATCATTTGTTTTCCTCTCATACCATTTCATTACTAATAATTTTAAATCATCTTTATTATATATTTTTAAAATGTATTTTGAGTTCTTTTCCTCTATATATTTTTTTTTACAATGTCGGTCTTTATATTTTCCACCCATAAAGGTTAATTTAGTTATTATAGGTATTCCGTAAAAAAATACTTTATTGTATACAGTTGAATATCCAATTTGTCCTTTTTCAGCTATATCAATCAAGGCTATTAACATAATTTTTTAAATAAATATATTCTTGTTCCCAATCCTTTCTAGGATATTTAGCTTTTATCTCTGGGAATAACCCAGCTTTTTTTGCATTGTCCAGTAAAATAAATCTTACTTTACAATCTGTTTCATTATTATTATGCACCCCTTTTTCCCCTCTGTGCTGTTCTACTGTCAAAGGGGCAAAAGCCCATAACTCGTTAATTTGTTTTCCTGCATATATGAAACCGTGGTGTAATTCTTCAAATTTACCACCTAAAATTGACTCTTTGAATTTTATTTGTTTTCTTATTTTTAGTGGTATTGGCCTCATAACTTTCAAATTTAAACTCAATAAATTCTTCGCCCTTTAAAACATCAACTTTTTCAATATCCCATTTATAAATTACCTTATCATTAAAGCCATATTTTTTAGCGACTATATCTTGGAACTGTTTTATGCAATTATCCCCGTCAGCATTTTTACTACTCAACCCAAATATATAATAAGCCTTTAATTTTCCCTCTGGGATATTATATTTAGGTAATAATAATAATAATTCTTGCTCGTAATCTTTATAAGCCTTTGTTTTAAACCTCTGCCCTTTCCACGCCGAATTTACAGAAAGGGCTTTTATCATTATTTTCATTATTTTCATTATTTAGATCTTCTACTTTTTCTATTCCTTTTTGGAGTATCCACTGCTTTTGATATATCTTCTTCTTTCGGCACTACTTTTTTAGCAGGGAGTTTTTGGCTTTTTAACCCCAACTCTTTTTCTACTGTTTTATAAGCAACAACTATTGCTTGTCTTTCTTCTTCGTTTATCCTAAGAGTAGGAAAAATTGATGCTAATATTTGAAACGCTTGTGCTTTATCCATATTTTGTATGGTTATTTAATTATATTTGTATTATACCACTTTTTTAAACAATAGTTTTGCACAACAAAAAAATGCCCCATATTTTAGATATAGGGCAAATAGATTATCACCTCCCTGACTACATATCCTCAAATTCTTCGGAATAAGAAATATATAGTTCTACTTCGGAATAAGGAATAGACAATTCAACGTCGTGTTTTTTGTCATATAAGATGATTTCGTCACCCTCTATAATTAACAAAAGATAGCGTTTTTCAATCATTTTTTCCCCTCCTTTAGTTGTTTCGCAAGACACTTTTTACAAATGCCGTGTGAAATTTGAAGTGTGAATATCGGGAAACCAAAACCTATAATTTTTCTGCACCAACTGCATAGTACAACCATATCATTCCTCCTTTTTTATTATTTAAACTTCCATATAAATCCACCTGAAGTTTTTCCTTTATTATGACAAA